AAGATGATTCAACTAATGCAACTGTTCGCAGACAAGCAGAATTATATCAACATCGCATGTATATCGCAAAAGTCAAAAATCGCAAAGAATTTGATTTAAATTATAAGTCTAATGACTTAGAACGAGTTGAACCCGTTGCGTTTAATATAACTTTAACTAACAAATAATCTTGGAAGTATCATTGCACAAACGCCAATCTGATTGCTTCACTTCTAAAGCTACGGAAATACTCTACGGCGGAGCGGCGGGGGGTGGAAAGTCTCATGCTATGAGAATTATTGCTATATTTTACGCTCTTAGTGTCTCAAATATTCAAATTTATTTGTTTCGTCGATTGTCCGAAGATCTTAAAAAAAATCATCTTGACGGCTCGTCGGGCTTCACTAGCTTGCTTTTAGAATATATTGAAAGCGGATTTTGTCGAATAAATGCAAGCACCGCCCAAATTATTTTCAAAAATGGGTCTAAAATCAATCTATGTCATTGCCAATACGATAAAGATGTACTGAAGTATCAGGGCGTTGAGATTAACTTACTGTTGATTGATGAACTTACGCATTTTAGCGAATATATATATAAATTCTTAAGGTCTAGGGTAAGATTAGGAGGTTTAACAATTCCTAGTAATCTTAAACAATCTTTACCAAAAATCATATGTTCTAGTAATCCCGGGGGAGTTGGTCATGAGTTTGTTAAATCTTATTTTATCGAAAATAAAGAGCCGATGAAACTTTACAGAATGCCAAAAGAAGAAGGTGGAATGCTTCGGCAATTCATACCCGCTAAGCTTTCAGACAATCCAACAATGACTGAAAATGATCCTTTGTACGCTGAAAAACTTTTAGGACTTGGTGGAGCGTTAGCTAAAGCAATGTTAGAAGGTGATTGGGACGCTATTGAGGGGGCTTATTTTGATACATTTGACGCTTCAAAACATGTGTTAGATTATGTAAATATTCCTTACGATTGGTTTAAAATTCGTGCATTTGATTGGGGTTATTCTAAACCTTTTTGCGTGCTTTGGGGTGCGGTGTCCGATGGCTCACTTGTTGATTGCGGAGGAATAAAACGAAGCTTTCCCCGTGGTGCTATAATTATTTATCGTGAGTTCTACGGTTGCACAGGAAAAGCAAATGAAGGTTTAAAAATGGGAAGTGCTGAAATTGCTAAAACTATAAAAGAATTACAAATGGGCGAGAAAATGGACGAGATGCGAGCTGACCCAGCAATTTTTGATGTTTCAAGTGGTCAATCAATCGCAAACCAATTTGAAGCTCATAATATCGGTTGGCTACCTGCTGACAACAAGCGTGTTGCTGGTTGGCAACAAATAAGGGCAAGATTAACAGGCAATGAAGATGGAAAACCTTTATTATACATTACTAAGAATTGCCGTAATTTACTTAGAACATTGCCGTTAATGCAATATGATAAAAGTAAACCCGAAGATTTAAACACCGAGATGGAAGATCATGCGGTTGATACTCTAAGATATCTTTGCATGACAAGACCTGTTGTTGTTTCAATTAAAAAACCAATGACAATGCAAGAATCAATGGATTATCAACTTCAAGTGCAAAGATTAATTGATGAGATAAAAAAACAAAATGAACTATTGACAAAAAAAAATAAATAAATATTATAAAAAAATATGACAATGAACCAAGTTGAATTACAAGACGAATTATCAACCCTGAATGGCGAAAGGTCTCTTGTAGAGATATGGAAGAGAGAAATTGATAATGCAAAAAATTATCATGAATCATCTAAAAAGATGGCAAAAGAATTTCAATTGCTCTATGAGGCACAAGAAGACCAAGCAGAAAGTAGCCCGTCATTAAAATCAAATTATCCAATCTTTTGGAGTAATACGCAAGTTTTACGCCCGTTATTGTTTTCTAAGCTTCCTAAAGCTAATATTACACAATCTTTTTTTAATGAAGATGAAATATCAAGAATCAGTAGCGAGTTAGTTGAAAGATTACTAACATATCTTCTAAAAGAATCAGACGCAGAAAATCAGATTGAAAAAATTAGAGATGCTTTTCTAATCCAAGGTATTGGGATTCCTCGAATTGTGTTTATACCACCTGAGCCAATCGAAACTAAAACTAAAAAAAAGAAAGAGAAGCCTGAAGTCGAAGAAAAATCAGAAGATGAAGCATTAATGCAAGATTATTCTGAAGACGCTGAAGAAGAAACTTCTTACGATACCGATGACTCTAAGAAATCATTTAAGATTGAATTTGTTGATTACCAAGATTTTCTTAAAAGCACTGAAAAGGAATGGAATCGAGTAAGATGGATTGCTTTTAAAAAATATTACTCCCGTAAAGAATTAATCGAATATTTTGGCAAAAAAGGCGAAAAAGTTCCAATGACTAACGTTAAATTTGAAAGTTTAAACGAAGAAAGCCAAAAAGAAGATTTATATAAAATGTGTGAAGTTTGGGAAATTTGGGATAAAGAAAATAAGAAATGCCATTTTATTACCTTTGCAGGCGATGGCTTTGTATTAGATACTGAAGATGACGGCTATAATCTTAAAAATTTCTTCCCGATTCCAATGCCGATGGGGTTAAATGAATCTAAAAGACTATTACCAAGTCCACTATTTAATAAATATAAAAATCTAGCCGATGATTTAACTGATATTCATGACAGAATTACAAGTTTAGTTCAACAAGCTAAGTTCACTGGTGCTTATACTTCTTTAGTTGAACAAAGTGATGTTGAAAATATCATGAATGGCGATGATGGTGAGTTTAAACCGCTAAAAACCTCCGCTAATATTGATGATGCTAGAAAATTAGTTGTATTTAAGCCCCTTAATGAAATCGCCAACACAATCACAATTCTTAGAACTGAGAAAATGGCGTTAAAATCCGACATACAAGAAATTACTGGATTGTCTGATATAGTTAGAGGGACAAGTGTTGCCAGTGAAACCGCTACCGCACAACAATTAAAAGGCAACTTTGCTATTAGCCGAATTCAACCACTACAAAAAGAAGTTGAGTTTACAATTAGGGATACACTGCGTTTATTAGCTGAATTAGCAGTTGAAAAAATGTCAATCAATGAAATTATTAAAATTGTTGGTTTAAAAGTTGTTGATGTTGATTTAATTTTAGAAAATGCTAAAAGAAATATTGATGTTGAAAAAGAAGAAGCAATTAATCTTTTAGATCCAAAACAACCTGATTTCAAAGAAAAAATAGCAATGCTTGAACAGCAAGCACAAATGGGTTTACAACAAACAATTAAAGACTTACAAAAACAACTTAAAGGTTTTTTTATTGAACTAAAAAATATACCAAAACTTGCTAAAACCATTAAAAACGATAAACTCCGTTGCATTAGCATTGACATTGAAACCGATTCAACTGTTAAAATTGACCAGAATCAAGAGAAAATGGATCGCATGGAATATATTCGCACTATTAGCCAAACAATACAACAAATGGTGCCAGCCGTTCAAACTGGAGTTATTAGCAAAGATGCTTTAAATGAGTTTGTTATTTTTGCTTCTAAACCATTTAAAGTTGGTCGTAATCTTGAAAATTACCTTAAAAATGAAGAGCCAGTTGAACAAAAACCCGACCCACAAGCAATGATGGCACAAGCTGAAATGCAAATTAGACAACAAGAATTACAATTAAAAGCACAAGAAATTACTGGTAAATTAGAATTAGAGCAACAAAAAGTTAATGTTGAAAAAGCTAAAGTATTAAACGATCAAAATAAATTTGAGCAACAAATGGAATTTGAAGACGCTAATAAACAAGCTGATCGTGAAGCTAAAAGACTTGATATGAAAGTTAAAGCGGGAACGGAACTTGTTAATGAGCAAATTCGTAATGCTAACCAACCAACACAAATATAAATTGTTAAATGACAACAAAACGCTTAACTTATATTGATGGTGAAGCTCATTGGATTGAAATTGAAACTTTACCATCATCAAAACTACCTGAAGGAATTAAGGAAGATTTAAGTTTAAATAACTATATTAAAAAATATGGTGCAATTTACAATCACGGCGATGGAAAAACCTACACTACTAAAAACTCATATTTAGACGCTTTAAAAAGAAATAATCAGCATATAAAAGATTATTAAAAGATTATTAAAATATTATTTGACAATTATTATTAACCAATTATTTTATTATGGATATTAAAGAAAACTAC